CAAAGCCGCTGAAAGTTCGGACATTGGCGATGTTCGTGAAGGTCGTGGAGGTCGCGGTTCCTGCGGCGGTGATGGTCTTGCCGGTGGTGTCGATGTTGAGGGCAAACGTATTGGTGGTGATGTTTCGCACGCTCACGGTCTGGCCGTTCAGGGCGCCAGCGTCGGTGCCGGTCAAGCCGGCCAAGGTGACGACGTCACCATTGGCAAAACCGTGCGCGGCGCTGGTCAGGATGGTCGGGTTGCCGAGCGCGATCGCGGTGATCGCTTTGGCGGCACCCGAGCCGGTGCCGATGGCGACGATGCTGCCTTGGGCAGAAATGGCAGAGGAGGACATGAAGTTTTCCTTTCCAGAAACAAAAAACCCGCCGAAGCGGGTGGGTGATGAAATGCAGGTGGCAGGTGGCTGCTGAAATCAGGGATGCCAGATCGAGTAGTCGGTCAAGACGCGGTGCATCTTGGCCTCCGGCTCATAAAAGTCTTGTGAGAGTACCGATACGTTTTGCACGGTCCAGGTTGCCATCAGCCCATCGATCGCGGCCGCAACGCCCTGCGCCTGGGCATAGGTGGCCGCATACACATCCACCTGAATCCGGGTGTTGATGAGCCCGGAGCTGCCACTCAGGATGTTTTCGGTGCTGGCCGATATGCGCTGAAAAATCACATACGGTGCGGCCACCGCATCGGGCGCGATCAGGGGATAAACACGGTCAAGCGCCGACGTGGCGTTGCTCAGCAGCGCGAAGAGTTGCTCCTGAATTGTCATTTTTTGCGCGCCTTGTCGACCTCGTCGGGAATGCGTCTGAGCAGGTAGTCCTTGATGGCTTGAACGGCGGCCATCTTCTTGGCTTCGAATGCCGGCCGCATGAAGGGCCTGGCGGCCATCTTGCTGGTGCCGAATTCAAGAAAGCGGGCATACCAGGCGTCGATGCTGCCTTTTTTGGTCTTTTTGGCGCTCCTGCCCTGGCGCACGCCGACAAAAAACGTCTGCAGCACGGCGCTGGACTTTTCCCGGATCTGCTTTTGGTACAACGCCCGCTTCAAGGTGCCGGGCGGCGGTTGACCCTTGATGGGTGGCCCCGAATACCGGGGTGCGCGGGCCTTGGCCTCCTCCCGGATGACGGTTGCCCCCGCGTTGACTGCGCCGCGCAGCACGTTTCGGGCAATGTTAGCGGGCAAGGCCTTCAGGGCGGCTTGGAGTTCTTTAAGCCCGGTGACGTTTTGAAGCTCAGCCATCGTTGAGGCCCTCGCTGGCCAGCAGGGTGACGACCGCATTGCGCTCGTCCTCGTTCATGCAGGCCTGGATATTGAAAATTCGCCCCCTGTAGAGAGCCCGGTAGCCGGCCACGACACGCGTGTCGGAGAAGATAGGCTGAAAGCGCACGATGATCTGGTGGGATACCTCGCTGGCCATGCGTTGCGCGCTTTCCATCTCGCGCCCCGTCAGAGGCTGGATATCGGCCCACACCGTGGCCAGATCGGTCCAGATCAACTGCGGCTGACCAAAGCTGTCCTGGACGGTGCTTCGGCTCTGGATGCGTAAGCGGCGGGACAGTTGGCCGGCCCGTACCGAGCTCATACGGTCACCACCTTGAACGGATCAAGCAGTCCGTCGATGAAGGGCAAGGGCTCGATCTTGCCGCGATTGATGAGGGCGACCTCTTCACGGTGGGCATAAAGACTGCCGACCCGCAGCTTGATCCAGCACTTGAGGCCTTCCGGAACGCTGGCGGCATCCCCATATCCGGCATCGAACGTGACCCACACCGCGCCGATCTGCGGCAGATTGATCGGCCAGATCTTGCCGAACACCGGAGTGATGCGCGCCGGCTCGCAGGCCGCATCCACCGCATAGTCGGTGGCCGGCATGGTTTGCAGGCTGCCAGCCATGTCCAGGTACTCGATGGCGACCACCGACTGGACCGGGCATTTCGGCAGCAAAACAGCGTGGCCCGGCAGAGAAAATGACAGGCCGGCGGGCATGCCCATCAGAGAAGGCCCAGGAAAACTGTCCAAAACGAGCTTCCAGCGTGCCGTCACGATCTGCCGGCCCGTCAGCGTTTCCGCTGCCTGCCGGGCCGCAGAGATCAGCGCAGTGATCAAGGCATCGTCATCGGTGAAATCCACCCGCAGATGGAGCTTGGCCTCAAGCAGAGATACCGGCTCCTCGGCAGGTGGCGTGACCAGTTGCAGCGGCATGGAGGATGGGCCTAGATGATCTGTGCCACTGCGGCTTGGTTGTAAGCGTCAGCAGGCGCATAGCGCGGATTGACGCCGAGCAATTGACCCGCCACGATGCTGGCAGCTGTACCGACAGTGAGCGACAGACGAACAAAACCGAAACCATTGGCGCTGTCCAGGTCCTCTGGCTTGATGTTGATCAGCGCCTGCTTGTTATCGCCAGTCGCCTTGACGATCTGGGTGATCGCCTTGCCGGTCACGTCCTTGGCACCGGTGCCAACGTTGTCCTGGGCCTGCTGGAGTTTGGCATCCAGCGTGGCCGACGCTCCGAGCACGCCAGATTGCACCACGCCGAAAAGCGCGTGAAAGTTGGCCACTGAGGCCCATCCTGAAGTGGCTGTGCCTGCGGCCTGGCTGGCCGGATCGATGGTGGCCAGAATCGACAGCTGTTCGCTGCCCTTTGTGTTTGGAAACATGGGTTTTCTCCTGATGAGGGGGTGCAAATCAACGAGCGCCAAGCTGAATGAAGGGCGACAAGGTGGTGGAGCCCTTGGCGGGCGCTATTGGGGCAGCGAGCTTGGACTGGCCGTCCATGCGGAAGGTGGTCCGAAACGCCGTGAGGTCGGAGTCGAAGTACAGGTGCATCGAAGTCGCGGTCTGCAGTCCGCCGGACTTCGTGATGGTCTGGTAGTAGGACAAATCCACCAGCAAGATGTCGCCCTGCCCAGAGAAGGTGTTGGCGTGCTGCGAGACAAATACTGGACGGCCCAGCAAGGTGCCATACGGTGAGACTTGAATGCCACCGACAGCCAGGCCCGTGGGCAGGTAGATCGGGTAGTTGCCCAGGCTCAAGGTGAAGAGCGCAGGCAGTACATCGTTGTTCACGATCCACACCGCATTGGGAAACGAGCCGGGCGGCAGGCGCGCGATCATCTTGGCCAGGTTCTGCGGCACGACCGATTGTGTGGTCTGCCCCGATTCCTTCACTACCGTGACGGTGGCGCCGGCGTTCAGACAACCCACAGGCACGCCCGAGCCTGATCCAAACAGGATGGACTCATTGGTTTTCCAACGAATGGACAGGGCGATCTTCTCAGGCAGATAGGTTGACAGCGCGTTAGCGTCTTCGAGCAACTCATCGGTGGTGGGCACCAAGGCCATCAGCTTCTTTAAGCGCAGGGTCGACAGGCCCAAAACCGGTTTGCTCGCCATGGCGGGGGTGGCTTCACCTTGCCAGTAAGCGCGGATGCCGTTGGTGCCCCAGGGCGTGGTCTCGTCCTTGGGGAAGGCCATCGTGTTGCCACTGATCTCGACGTTGTCGGTCAGCGGCAGCAGCGAGTCCTCGCCCAGGGAGAGTTGGAAAATCTCCTGGGAGAACTGGGGTGGCACAAAAAAGCCGCCGTCCTGGCCGGAGCCTTCATTGCCAAAATTGGCCGGTGAGGAGGCGCCGCGGCCACTGCCAAAGAGCAAGCGCTCATCAATTGGGTTGCCTGGCTTTTGCGCATGACAGACGTTTTGCAAAAAATCTCCCAGGCTTTGAAAGCCGTGTTTGGGATCCATCTCGCGGTTATCCGTCACCACAGGCGCAAAACCGGATCCAGAGCCAGAGCCAGAGACAAATTGCATGCCCAATCTGGCTTCTTCAGAAATCAAAGCTGCCTCACGATCAATGGCCGCAGAGGTGGCCTCGATTCGCCCTTTGAGCGCGTCGAATTTGGTGACATCCTCATCCGAGAGGTCTCGGTTTTCTTGGACGGCGCAGTCGGTCAGCGCGCGGGCCTCTTTGACAAGATCGGATTTGCGAGCTTGAAGCTCGCGCAGTTGCTTACTCATGTTGGTTCTCCAAAAGCAAAAAACCCGCACGCGGCGGGTTGGATGGACGTAAAAAAACCACCCGAAGGTGGTTGGTTTGGGTACGACCGACGGGTCGTGTCAGGGGTGGCTTGGCTCAACGGAGCCGTGCCGGTTACAGGATTAAATTTTCGTGACTGGACCGTTTTGTGCGTATGGCTGCTGAAGACTGGAAGCGGTCCTTCATGCGTTGTAGGGCAGTGGCAGGTTCCGAGACAAAGCGGAATCCCACGCGTTCAAACTGATCAGCCCAAAGCCGACACTAGCCAAGCCACCAACACCGGCAAAGCCCTAATGTGTTGATTGCAGTTGA